CATGCAAAGCGCGTCCAAGCAGCCGCAAAAGCTGCCCCGGCTGATCGTTGCGCTGGGAGTGGGCCAGATCATTGCGTGGGCCAGCAGCTATTACCTGTTGGCCATTCTGGCGCTTCCCATGTCCAGAAGCACGGCTGGATCGAGCTGCCATTGTGGGAACACAAACGAACTGCTGCGCCGTCTTTGAACGCACTTTGCTTGAAGTAATTGCAGATTTACGTGGCGCCGGGTTGCAGATTTACCTGCTTCGTCAAGGGAGGCAAGACTCGGATCCACAGCCAGACCAGTCTCAGACTGCCAAACGTCATTTCGCATAATGTATATTATGTTAAACGTTGGACGGTACTACGCGGGCCTGATCCGCCTGCTGCTGGCATCTCTCTTGCCTCTCCGTGGTTCCAAGGACAAAGCGAGCATTGATGCATGTGCCAGTACCTAAGCGGCCCGTTCTCGGGCTGGAGCATCCGTGGCAACTACCTCGTCAGCCCTGACGGTGACCGGATGACCCCGGAACGTATTGCCGGTCTGGCGTGGCGGGACCAGATGGAACTGAGGGTCGCCGGGTTCGCCTCCCGGCGCAAGGCCGAGGACGGTCAACGAAAAGCCGGTCAGCGCCAAATGGTCAAGGTCGTCGTTGTTGACTTGGGCGAGTTCCGCGATCGCCACTTCGGGCGGTCAGCAGGTTGAAGGCGTAACCGTAGGGGCTCAGCCCCTACACCCCGGCTAGAATGCGCGGACCATTCACCGGGGAACGGAATTGACTGACCACAGGACAGCGGACGCCATTCACACGATCTGGTGGCAGGTGGGCTTAGGGGTGTTCTTGGCCCTCTCTGCCCACAGCCTGATCGAAGCGGCTTACACGCGATACCAAATGCAGCAGGTATCACGACAGCTCGATGCCGAACTGAAAAAGCTACCGGGTGTGGTGAATCGACCGGTGCCAGTTCAACAGGAACACCGGCCAGCACCATTACGACCGAATGAGAGGTGCATGCAGGGGCGCAGGTTTGAGCGTGTGGAGAACGGCTGGAAACAAATCAACGAACCGTGCTAACACGTCGTGGGTCACGCTAATTGCCGCTGTAGCGGTTCTGTGCCGACTCGGGGAATGTTCCCATAGCCCGATTGGCTACCCCGATCACAGCACCGACAGGCCCACCCTGTGTGCGCGTCTCGCCACCGCCAAAATGCTCGGTTGAGGCCATTGCGGTGGAACTGGAGGAAGGCTCCCTAGGCGCGCGATAGGGGTTATATGAAGGGCCGTGACGCGCAAGGTGCTTGCACATGTCGAGCTTCACAGGAGCCTTGGTACCTTGCTCAGTGAGGCACGTACAGGTGGTATCAGCGCCCTCCCCTGACGACATGCAGTAAAGCTCGGGCGACGAAACAACCGAACGATCATCGAACAGTGGCGCTGACCATGGTTGTGCGGGGATTCGGGGCAGTTGACGCTTTGCGTACTCATCAGGTGACAAGGTGGTTTGCGCCGCCGGCTCGCCCGCGCCCACGGGCGCCAGGGCAAGAGCCGCCGCCGGCGCGCTTTCTGCAGCACTCTCCTTAGGCTGTTCGGTCTTAGCGCTCGGCTTGACGAAGAAGTACCACCCGGCCCATAGAACAGCCACGAACATGATCACCATCGAGAGAGCCTGCCAGACCTTGGCAGGTACCTTGAATTTGTGACTGGCCGTGTGCACCGTGGCGCTGCGGTAACGCGGGTATACGTCCTTTGGATACGTCCAAATCTCCTCCTCAGCCTTTTCACGTTGACGCTCGTCATAAGGATCGGGCTGCACCCTGCCCCACGTCAGGACGCCAGCGCGCTGCAAGCCAAATGCACGATTCATATGCACGTGAGAGCCAACCAGCGTGCGCACCTGATGATGGATCTTACTGGGCCACTGCGTCACGAATACGAGGTCGAAGCCACGGTGCCGGTGCGTGGACATCGAGCGGATTCGTGGATCGTCCGACTCACCGGGCTTGCCGGTCGAGGGGAACAACTTGCCGTAGCGCTCAAGGCCGGTGGTATTTCCGTCCGAATGGGCCTCGTCATACAGCACGAACGATCCATCGGGGAGCTTGGTCCAGTCGTTGTGTTCCGGAATCCTCTCCACCCACGGAAAGGCTTGCGGGTTTTCCTCGCAGGTAGCGCCCGCGACGTTGGTGAAGAACCGGCGCGGCTCGGCCTTTCCTTCCTTGACCTGGGCCATGTTGGCCTCATAGGTCTCGCGCATAAACGACAGTGCGCGCAAGGTCTTCCCGTTGCCGGGCTGACCGGAAATTAGGTACATCATTTCTTGGCTCCTTTTGCTACTGCCACCTTGGCGGCATCGATGCCGACCCTAGTAACGATGGCAGATCCGATGAGCGACAGACCCTCTCCGAATCCCGAGAGGAGGATCACATTCGCCATGTCCCCGGGGATGCCGCCGAACTTAGAAACGATCAGATTCAAGGCTGACTTGACAATAGGCAGCAGCGTAGCGCCGGTAACGAGGCCAATCCCAGCACCGGTAAGCACACGAGCCAATGAGTTGCCAAGAAGGGACGTTAGGAAGGATGCAAGCCAAGGCATTAGCGACGAACTCCCGCGATGATGTAGGCCGATACAACGGCAGAGATAGCCAGCACAAGACCCCGGATCAGAATCGCGAAGTCACACAGCGGCCTGAAGGAGAATTCGACACTCGTCGCGTATCCGCCGATGCCTACCGACACCGTCTTCGGGGCAGGACAAGAGCCATTACCGAGGCCACTGCTCCACTGCCCTTCACTGCTCGACGGAATCTGTCCATCAAGCCACGGAAAAGGGATGTCTCCTTCGTACTCCGGAGAGGGCACGTTGGGCTGCTCTCCGCCGGGATTGCCGCCACCATCCCCGTCCCCGTCCCCGTCGCCGTCGCCGTCCCCATCACCGCCTCCGCCGCCACCACCGTCGCCGCCGCCGTTGCCTGGACCCGAGCCATCTCCACCCCCACCACCATCTCCACCACCATCGCCGGGGATTTCACCACTACCGCCGCCGTCTCCATCGCCGGGATCAGCAGCCTCAGGGGCAGGAAGGTCCGTCTTCATGCAGACGTTTCCCGTAGCGGTGAAAAGCCGGCCAGTCGGCGAGCCTGCATACACGGACCCCTCATATGCGCAGCCGTTGTGACATACCGCCCCCGTGCCGCTAGAGCCACTTCCCTTCCAACCCATCTCTTCCGGACGCGCAGAGCAATTCTCGTTACAGCTGTACGGGTCAAATCTGATGTAACCCCCGCTCTTCGCGCCAAGCCCCACGCGGCACTGCCCTGTGCTTGCTTGCTTTCCCAGATCAACGCAGCTCTTAGTCGAATTGCTGGAGTTGAAGACAGAACTGTTCTGGCACTGCTGCATGGCATCACCAATGTCAACTGCGTACGCACGCGGCGACCACGAAAGCAGCGCGAAGCAGGCCAAGATGATGGTTGTTAAACCGCGGAAGTGCTGCACGTTCAATCCCCGAAGAGGATGTAAAGAGCCACCGTGCCAACAGCCAGAATGAACAAACCAAGCATCACGATTTCCCCTTAAAGAAGGGGCCGGATTGCCCGGCCCCGTGTTGCACTATCAGCCGAAGATGGTCGCCTTCAGCCACTTCCAACCCACCGCGACGGCGGCGGGAGTCAGCTTTGCGGCACCGATCAGGCTGATGCCAGCGGTGATGCCCACAAGGGCGGTTACAGCGGGGCCGACATCGAATTCCATTGTGCTTCTCCAGTTTTTGAGGTCATGAACGAATGGTCCTGCCTAGTTGCTTCCAGCCCCACGACACTGCGAAGCACACAGCGATCGCGGACCAGAGTTGCCCGACCTGGGCAAGTGTCAGATCGGGAAAATCGGTGCGCGGCACGAATGCGGCTTGCGTGCAGGTGCCGGTCTGCTGGTCGAACTGCAAGCACTCGTAGACGTACCGCGCCATGTCAGGCGGCCGAAGCGCTGCGACCAGCCGAAGCGGCGGCCGGAGCGGACGGAATCGGAACCAGCACGACGCGACGACCCATCTGCAAATCGCCGTACTGGCCCACTACGAAGCTGGAACCGTCGACGGTGTACTCACCCACCGGGTACGGCGGCTGACCGTCATCCAAGCGGATGCGGAATGGATGCGGGAAGTCCTCGCCATCCTTCATGATCGCGGCGTTCTGCTCATTGAAGTTGAAGCTCGGGCCGTTATTCTTGCCGCGGATCGAACGCGGGTGTGAGACGGCGGTGCGGATGATGATCTTGCTCATGCGGGTAGCTCCATTTTCCAAACGATGATCCGGCCCCTGTCTGTGATGACCTTCCACGGCGAGGGCCAGAATTCGCCGGTGATCTTGTCCACGTAGCCGCCCAGGGCTTTGCGGATATCGGCAAGTGCGCCGAGTACTTCGCGTGCGGTTTTCGGGGCTTTCCACCACCGCAACTCACGCTTTGATTCTTCGTTGAGTCCGCCGATAGCGTGCGTGCGGAATCCCTTGGGGAACGCTGCGGCCATGTCGGGAACAAATTTGCTCGCGTACTTCGCGAGGTAGCCCACAGCGTTGCGGGCTTTCTGGATTTGCGTATGGCCGTGCGGCCACCAGCCCTGACGATCCAGCTTCGGAATGAAGATTCCGCGAGGGATCCAGATCAGGACGTGGTAATGGGGGACACCGGCCTGAGTGAGTTCGCCGCACCAGAGGTAACGGAAACGCGGACGGTAGCTCCGGAATCGTAGTCGTACAGCTCGATTGAAGAAGCCCCGGACGCGTTTAAGTGCCTCGCTAATGTCACGAGGGCCAGCGTCACTTCCATTTCGGTAAGTCGTGGTGAGCATGTACCACGCGCCACGGAATGATCCTGCTTTCGCCTCTTGGTCATGGAGCCTTGCACCCGTGATGATTGATTTCTTGAGACGCAGTGCCCTGATGTGATTCGGATCAAGCGTCATCGACACGCGGTGCGTGTCACTTGTTGAAGAATGGACAAGCCCAAGGCGTCGGCCTCCGGCCGCCGCCGAAAATCCGTGCTGCTGCACCTTGGCCGTAGCCATCTCGGTGCGGCGTGCAGAGGCATGCATCACGCCTATGGCGTCATCGAATGCGGCAAGCTCAGGAAGCGGCGCAGGCGTCATCCCTTCCAGCTTGATGCGGGCGTTCTTGCCGGTGCAGGCAGCACAAAGACCGCCTGCGAAGAAGTAGACGGTTGGCTCACCGCAGAAGTTGCAATGGCCGCTCATTTCTTGCGCCTTTGCAGCAAGAAGCCGACGAAGAAGATCGCTACGAGGCCGACGAAGAACGGCAGCATCTCTGCGGGGGACATGATCATTCCAGCGGCTCCTGAATCAGACAGATGCAGGTGCGTCGGCAGAAGCAGTGGCCGGGTTTGCACTCGGGTAGCCGCCAGATCCAGCGATAGGCGCGATCCAAAGGCAAGGCGAGCCACGAGGTCAGGACGCCCCACAGCCAGCCGATGAGGACAGAAGCCATGAGCAGCGAGAACACGATGACAACGCCGTCGCCATGCGCCAAAAGGTCGGGTGAGGTGCACGAAAGCGAGTCAGACATCGCGCACCTCAGCGCGTGCCTGGGCGACGAATGCGGCGTCACGGATTGCCTTGGTGCCCTGCTCTTCTCGGCGGTCAATGACCCACGCAACGAGACGTGCAATTCCGATCACAACGCTGAGCGCTGCAACGGCCGCTACGGCGAACATGTATCCGTGCATCCCCTACCCCTGCCCCCAGCCCCTAGAACCCCCGCCACGGCCTAGGGGAGCCGGGACGGGGTGGTGTCAAGCATTCCTCGACACCGGGGCGAACTGTAAAGTACCCCTATACACCCCTGTCAAGTAGGTATCGACAATGAGCGCCAGCTACGACCTTTTCTGCCGGTGGAAGCACGTGCAGAAAATCCAGAGTGACAACGCTGGAGCTATCGCATTGGGTGTGTCGCGCGCGACGGTTTCCCTCTGGAAACAAGGGAAAAACGCAGAAATCCACTACGTCGAACGCATGGCCGTTGACATCGGCGACAGTCCGGAAATGTGGTCGGCCGTGGTGATGGCCGAGCGCAGCAACTCAGCCGACGAAAAGGCGGCTTGGAGTCGAATTGCGCAAAAGCTGGCGAGTGTGGCCATGTTGGTGCTGATGGCCGTAGGATTCGGCGCAACGCCTACTGCTGCAACGGCTTCGCCGGGATCGGCTAAGGCCGGAATGTATATTATGTAAAGCCGCTGACGGCCGTAGTGAGGTACCACTTGGGCCTGCTCAAGCTCCTACTAGCATCGCTCTTGCCTCATCGCCGCTCCACGGAAAAACGAGCTTTGATGCACGGGCCACGACCTGACCGGCCCCACCTTGATCGCCATAGGCATCGCCCCAACACGCCGTCACTTGCAGGCGGCGTAAACCTTGTCGTCCATCTGCCGACTAAGCTCAAACGAACGCTTGATGCCAGCTGCACGGTAGACCGCATCCCGATGATCTTTGGCCGCTTGGCAGCGATCAGGCTCTTTGTACTGGCTGACCACCACACCCCTGACACCACCACCAGACGATGCCTGGTAAGACTGCCGTTGATCACGCTGACGCATGTCCTGCCGTATACGCTCCAGGCGCAGCTGGTTTTCGTATGTGTCGTATTGCGGCGTGGCATCCCACGTCTTTTGAGGCACGCTGTTGGCGCACGGTGCAGATTGGTAACTGGTCTTCCCACCTTCAACGCACTTATGCACCTGCTGTGCAGATGCCGGGCCGGCAGCCATAGCGACCAGCAACAGAATAGCTCTCACGTCCATGTAGCCCCCTATAGCTGGTGGCATCATAGCTGCGGCGGCCGTGACAGGTCACATCGAACCGAGCGGCAAGGCTGCTGCCAGGCGCTTCACAGGACGCAAGCGGTTCAAGGGCGATGATGAGTATCAGTGGTTACATGCGTCGACTCGACCGGATCAGCCTCAACGTGCTTCAGAACCTGCTTCATTTCGCCCCACTGATAACCGCAGCCATGACCTGCGTGACGGCGTTGATCTGGGTCGTCTATCTGAATTTCTTCCTGCGCAGCTACCGCCGCCAGCAGCGTCCTTCCATCCTGATCACGTCGGGCGCGGGCAAAGACCTGGATGCGCACTGCTTCGTGACCAATCTGGGGCTTGAACCGGTCTACCTGCTCGATGTGGTCATCGACCTGATTGAGCCTACTGGGAAGGTGGTCCGCGCGATCATTCCCGAACGCACAGAGCGTTGGAGCCAAGCGATTCCCGGCGACGACGACGATGTCCGCCGTGCGACCAACGTGGGTGCGCTCAGCAGCGGCGGCGAACGAGACCTGGGGCGATTCCGGACCTTGATCGAGCGCGCCAGCATGGAGAACCCCGACATCGCCGCCGAGAACGCCTTCACCAGTCTGGAAGTCACCGTGGTGACAGTCACGGCGAGCCAGGCAGAGCTGTGTGGCGCTTCGCGCTGCTACCGGATCGAGCAACGCGCCGGTGGCAGCGCTCGACTGAGAGCAAGAACCGTCAAAGCACGCCAGCTGCAGGGGTACTTTGCGCGCCGTAGCCTGACTCGCCTGTTGACTGACCAGTTGAAGTCCTTGGATACAGCGTAATCCCATTCATGCCCCTCGTTGTGGTGGGTAGTCGGCACTGCCCTGCCCTCGAACCTACAGGCCGCTGACGATTGCCGGCTGCACTGTACCGACGGCCTGAGGTTTCGCCACGGCCACCCGGGCCGCTCGACCTCTCCCCACCTTCACAGCTATCACGCCACCCCGAATGCAACTATGCAAGGACGCGACCTGCCCCCCTCGGTAACCTATGCCCCACTTTCGCCGTCTTTTTGGTCGTTGGCTCCGCCTGCGTCGTCTTGTCCGTTGGCGCTGGCGTGAGCGCCAGGCCTCGGTCCCGGCCATCGAAGCCACCGAGGTCCCACTGCGTGCGGCGCTGTACAGCGTTGAACAGATGGAGGTGTACGGCCGCGCACTCGCGCGCCAACACCGGGTGCGGATGCGTCCTGGCGCAGAGCGCCTGCTCGATCGCCTGCAGGCCAACGAGCGTGTCCTGGAAGATGCCAACACGCTGCTGAGCAACGTAGTGCGCGAACAGCGGCCGGTGACCCCGGCCGGGGAATGGCTGCTCGACAACTACTACCTGATCGAAGAACAGATCCAGACCGCGCGACGCCACCTGCCGCGCGGCTACAGCCGGCAGTTGCCTTCGCTGGTCGCCGGCCCCTCGGCCGGGTTGCCGCGGGTGTATGAGCTGTCGATGCAGGCCATCGCGCATGGCGATGGCCGCATTGACGGCGATACGCTGGGCCGTTTCATCGCCTCGTACCAGTCGCTCGCGCCGCTGAGCCTGGGCGAACTGTGGGCCGTTCCGATCATGCTGCGGCTGGCCCTGCTGGAGAATCTGCGGCGCATGGCTGCGCGGGTGATGCGCGACGGGACGGACCGTGGCCTGGCTGCCCAATGGGCGGACAACCTCAATCGCGCGGCGTCCGACACCCCGACCGATGTCGTCCTCGTGGTGGCCGACATGGCACGCTCCGAGCCGCCCTTGACCGGTGCCTTCATCGCCGAGCTGACCCGCTCGCTGCAGGGGCGCGGCGGCGCGTGGGCCATGCCCATCGCCTGGCTGGAACAGTGGGCCGCCGCAGCCGGGCAGCGCATCGACGAACTGGTCGCCGCCGAGGGCCAGCAGCAGGCGGCCGACCAGGTCTCCATCGGCAACAGCATCGGCAGCCTGCGCTTCCTCTCCACCATGGATTGGCGCACCTTTGTCGAAGACATGAGTGTGGTCGAGCAGCGGCTGCGGGAAGACCCGATGGCCGTCTATCCGCAGATGGATTTCGGCACCCGCGACGCCTATCGCCACGTCGTAGAGAAGATCGCGCGCGGTAGCCGCGTTGCGGAAGAACGCGTTGCGACCATCGCGCTGGATCTGGCACGCGCGGCTGCGCCGCACGATGGGCCACGTACGCACGTGGGCTATTGGCTCGTGGGCGAAGGCGCCTCGGCCACCGTCGACGCAGTGGCCGAGGCAGCGCCACGGCACCGCAAGGCCCGGCGACTGGCGCACCGCGTGCCCCTTGCCCTGTACCTGCTGCCGATTGCCCTGCTGGCGGTGGTGGCCACCGGCGGCCTGCTGGCATCGGGCAGTGGCGCGGTGCCCATCTGGCTGGCCGCGCTGTTCGGGCTTCTGGTGTTCAGCGAGCTGGGCATCGTCCTGGTGAACTGGACGGCGACGGTACTGGTCACGCCCAGGCCGCTGCCCAAGCTCGATTTCAGCGAAGGTATCCCCGCCGCCTGCTCCACCGTGGTCGCGGTCCCCTCGATGCTGTCCAGTATCGACGGCATCGATGTCCTGACCGAGGCGCTGGAGGTCCGCTTCCTGGCCAACCGCGATCCCCAGCTGCGCTTCGTGCTGCTGACGGACTTCCTCGACGCTGCGGCCGCCGAGACGCCGACGGACGACACCCTGCTTGCGCACGCCGCGGAGCGCATCGAGGAGCTGAACAGTCGCTACGCGGCCGAGCGCGGCGATCGCTTCTACCTGCTGCACCGCCCCAGGCAATGGAACCCGGGCGAAGGGGTGTGGATGGGACACGAGCGCAAGCGCGGCAAGCTGGCAGCGCTCAACGCCCTGCTCCGCCAAGGCGATGCAGCCGCATTCATGCGCACCGTCGGTGATACGGCCGCCTTGGTCGGCGTCCGCTACGTCATCACCCTGGATTCGGACACGCAGCTTCCGCGGGATGCCGCACGCGCCTTCGTCGCCACCCTGGCGCACCCGCTCAACCGCCCGCGTTTCGATCCGGCGCTGCAACGCGTGGTGGAGGGCTACGGCATCCTGCAGCCGAGCGTCGGCACCAGTCTGGGCACGCGCCGCACCTCGCGGTTTGCGCGGATGTTCGGCAGCGAGCCCGGCATCGATCCGTACTCGCGCATGGTCTCGGATGTCTACCAGGACCTGTTCGACGAAGGCTCGTTCGTGGGCAAGGGCATCTATGACGTCGAAGCGTTCGAGCATGCGCTCGAGGGCCGCCTGCCCGAGAACCGCATCCTCAGCCACGACCTGCTGGAAGGCTGCTATGCCCGTGCTGGCCTGGTCAGCGATGCGCGCCTGTACGAGGACTATCCCGAACGCTACGCCGCCGATGCCAAGCGCCGTGCGCGCTGGATCCGCGGCGACTGGCAGCTGTTGCCCTGGTTGATGCCGTGGACACCGCGCCCGGGATCGGGATGGGAACGCAACCGGCTCAGCCTGCTGTCGCGCGGCAAGTTGCTGGACAACCTGCGCCGGAGCCTGGTGCCGATCGCTGCCTTGGCCTTGCTGGTGGCGGGCTGGCTGTATGCCGAAAGACCGGCTGCGTGGACGGCATGGGTGCTGGCACTGTGGTTCGCACCGCCGCTGATCGGCATGCTGCGCGATGCGCTGAGCGTTCCGGACGACACGCCGCTGGAAGCGCACTACATCATGGTCGGGCGCGGCACGCTGCAGTCGTTGCTGCGCGCGGCCACGCAGGTCGCGTGTCTGCCCTACGAAGCGTTGCTGGCCGGCGGCGCGGTGCTGCGCACGCTCTGGCGCATGACCGT